GTCGGGATGCCTACGCTCTTGACTGCTTTGGCCGCCTCAATGTTGCCAGAGACGTGGCCGCCGCCTGAGTTGATCACAAGGCAAATACCCTTGGCGCCGACTTCAACGGCTTGATCAAGCTCTGCAATCAGTGTCGGGTAGGTTGTAGCCAATCCCAGCTTTTCATAAATTGGCGGCGCTTCATCGAGCAACATGCCGGCAACGTGGATCACAGCGATGCCGTCGTTGTCCATGGTCATCGGCTGGCGCGGGTTGTAGAAGTCGTCATAATCCAGCATGGACTCAGGCATGGCTGCCAAGCGTGAGGCATATTCGCGGACGTGGCTGGGTGATGCCATCCATGCGGAATTGCGGATTTGTGCTAGTGCGCTGATGGCGCGTGGTTCAAGGTTCATCGTCGTTTGATTCTTGGGTGTTGGTTTGCTCAGTCTCATCCTGGCTCGGCATCTCGTTTGGCGTCTGCATGAACATCTCGCGCTCATCGACTTTGATTTCATAGCCTGATTGCTTGCTGGCGTCCTCGCTGACTTGGGCGGCAATAATCTTGCGCTTGGCTGCGATCCATGCGCGATCATACAGGAATTGATCCTCGTCGATGCCACGAGCTGCCAATACTTCGTCAAGGTTGCGGCTGCCAGTCACCAGCTCGTTGAGTTCCATGGCGCTTTCCCTGCCGTCGTCTACGGACAAGCGTGGCGGATAGCTGAATGCCCATGCGGTTGGCTTCTCAAGTAACTGAGTGCGGCCATTCTCGACAAATACGGAATAAGCCCAACTGAAGGCGCGTTTTGCGGCATACCAGAGAACGCCTTGGCGCTTGGTGACAAATCTGCGGCACTTGACAATCTCGCCTCGTGCCTCTGTGCCTTGGCCGCCGCCTTTCCAGACGTTGTAAGACCAGACCGGAATGATGGCGTCGCGGTTGATGCGGTCTTGGAAGGAATCCCAGATGGGGCCGGGATTCTCGTGCTTCATCTGCTCGATGCGCTGATTGCCTTCGGCTGGCATGTATTGAATGCCGCCGGGGAAGCTCTTGGTGCTGAAGCTCGCCGGCATGTTGCTGGTCGTGTTGGAAAGCTGCATCGACGGGTCATCAAGATCAGGGGCGCCGGACTCGTTGAAGATTGTAAGGTGCAGGCGTGAGACAATCTGCTGGCGGATGCGCTCGTCCTCGGTGGAAAGTAGCGACATCTTGAGCGACTCAAGCGCGTGGGTGAATGCTGGCAAGCCCCGACCCTGCTCAGAGTGAGTCGGGTCAAACAGGTGGATGACGTCAGCCGCCGGCACAACCCGCATTTCCTCTTTGCCCTCTTTGCCTACGTTGAATTGATAGGCTGCGGGCCTGCCGCCTCGGAAATAGATCACGCCGTCGTTGATGCGGAATCCATCATATTCGCCGCCATTAACTCGGGTCTGGCCTTCTTCGGAGTAGCAACGATGTCCTGGTATCAACTCAATGCGCGGAAAATTGTCCTCGCCTTTGATCATTACCCAGAACAGGTCGCCGTCTCTGTCCATGGAAATGGACGAAAGCTCAAGCAGCTTCCACCAGTCATAGACGCCGCCGCGAACATCGCATTGAGGCAGCCAGACATCGTGCATGAATTTGGCAACACCTTTGCCAAGCTCTTTGTCTGGGCCTTTGTAGGCTGGAATCCATGCCTCGCCGACTGCATAATCGGCCTTCTGCATAATACAGGCTCGAGGCACGCCCATGTTCATAAATAGGCGATTGCTCAGGCTGGCAAGCGTCTTGCGGTCTCCAGATGGGATCAGCCGGTCGATGTCCTCATTGCGGACTGCAAATTGTGGGCCTCGCCGAATATTGCGATCTGCTGCGTGGGCAAACCGAGTCGGGCGCCCGTATTGGTCAACAATCAATGACATTTAGAACGTGGGGATTGTGGTCTTGGAAATCGGGCCGCAGTTGTCGATGCAATGGCAGACCCATGAAAGCAGTTTCATGCGCTGGTCGTTGGTAATGACAGGACTTGCGGTGAAAGATTGACCGTTGACGGTGCTGCTGGTGACAGTTGCTGCGCTGGCAGGATCGGTCGCAATAGCAAGCGCAAGCGTCTTGCGTTCTTGCTTGATCTTCGCCTGTGCGCTGGCGTCGTCTTTGATTGCCATGTAGATGGCATTGCCCATGCTTGAAATGTCCACACGCCTTTTTTCATGTCATTCTATTTGAAAGTCAACAGGGCCGCTTTCTGAATCACGAGTCAAAGCAGTTCATGATTAAGCCGGCGGCAACTTGATAGCACATGCAATCCCATAAATGGTTGGCCCTGCTGTGCGGCCTGATCCACTTGACCTTCTCGGCTCCAGTCTGCGGGTCGATCTCAGACTGCCGCTTTTCGCACTTCATATGCGACAGAAATGGCTTGGAAATATCAGCGGGCAGGCTGATCTGCTTGTTGGAAACCATCCGCGCCAGGATGTCTTTGACTGGGTTTGATGCAATCAAGATGAATCGAGCCACGCCGCCAGACTTGGCCCGATGCCTGTGCATTGGAGAATAAAGCTTTTCCTTCTTGTCCTTGTGCCTGAAATGCGTGTGGTTCCCGTCGCCCTTGATGCCTGTCCATCCATGATTGGCACACAAATCGAGGATTCGATCTTGCTCGAAGCCTATGTCAATGAAGTGCAACTGCGGTTTGACGTTGTATTGCTCGCCCAATCTTTTCAGCTCGGATTCGTCGGCGCCATCGCTTGGAATGTAGCCTTCCCACAGCACAGTTGGCCGCCCTCCTGACTGCCAAGCGGCAATGACCGCCCAGTAGTGGTCGCCTCCAACGTCCACGGTCATGAATCGCGCAATCTCGCCTTCAATCAATGCGCCGTCCTCGTGGTCGGTCTTGGAGTAGTCGCCGCTGGATGCGATCTCCGCAGTGGAGTCGCCAAGGTCATCCTTCCAGAAGTCAGCTCGGCGCTTCTGCGTGAATTGGCGCAGCTTCTCGGTGGAGCCGGCTTTCATCATCTTAATGGCCTCCAGATAGCCCATCACCTCGTCGGCCCACGGAACCCACCAGATCGCCAGCGAGTCGATTCGGTATCCGCGCCGTCCTTCAATGCCGTGCGGGTTGGTCGGAATGTATCCCAGATCCCCGTTGTCCATATTCGAGGATGCCAAATGTCGGCGATTCTTCACGGTGTCTTGGTATGTGTGACCGCAGGCGCGGCACTCAAGCCGGCATGTCTTGGCGGTGGCCTCGATGTCTACGTTGCCCTCATCGCTGATCACCTTGTCGTATTTCAGAAACTCAAAGTTGAACGGCTGCGCTTCTCCGCATTTGCACTTCCATCCAAACTCGGCGCGGTCGGTTTTCATCCATTCCTGCCATAACTCGTCGCCTCCCACTGTTTCGCCGTTCTCGTCCTCGTCGCCAGAGACGCCGCCCTGACTGACCAGATACTCCTTGCGGTTCCAGCGATTGTGATGCCTAGCCTGAAATTCGCGCAGCAGCGGTGGCTTCCATGCCCACACTTCGTCACCGAATAGCCAGCGCACTGAGCTTTCTTGGAAGCTCGATGGGTTGGCGCCGACAATCTCAATCGGCATGTGAGGGAAGATCATGGCATTCTTCCTCATCTTGTGGCGATCCTTCGGCCATAACTCCTTGACGGCAGAGCATGATTTCAATGCTGGGATCAGTCGGGTTTCTGACCAGAAGCCGGCATCACTGTCGGTTTGTGAGGCATAGAGCATCGGGCCAGGGTTTTCGGCTACGCAATACGGAATCAGTCCTTCGTAAAATGTAGACTTGCCAGATCCAGTCGGCGCAATGACCACGATCTGCCGGGTGCTAATATCGGCGGCCCGCTCGCTCGGCGCCTTCCACCATGGAGTCTGGTCGGCGTCATATTTCGGGCTGCGCTCAGAATTGGCGATGCGAACATTCTCACCTGCCCACTTCCATGGCACGAGATCAGTTGGCGGCTTAATCGCTTTGCGTAGTGCCTCGCTCATTGGTTCCTTTTCTCCTCTTGATCCTTCCAGAACTCGCTTGTGCCATCGGCCAGCATCTCAAGAATGGCTCTGCCCTGCTCGGTCAGGACCGCATGAGCCTTGGCCGCGTCGAGTCCCTCAACCATTGGCGCGGTGTCATTGCATAGCTTCAAAATGCCAGCGCGGATTGCAGACCCAATCTTGACGTCGCGCTCGTCGACCTCCTCAATCGAGATCAGCTTGCCAGATTCCTGCTCAAGCTTTTGGATCTTAAGCATGGCGTCCAGCTTCTCCTTGAGTGTTTTGACCAGTGAGTAGTTTGTGGCTTGTGCCAAGGCGTCCTTGATCTCCTCAATGCTCCCGGTCGGGATGTCGCCAGATGCAATATCTGCGTCGATGCCGCTCACCTTAGCAGACTTTCCGGAATCAGCCTTGGGCCTGCGGTTTCCGACCCACGCGGCCATCTCGTCATCATTCCACACATTGACGCCTTGATTCTTGGCGTTGTTCAATATGTCGATGGTG